TGCCAGTCGGAACCATAGATCTTGAAGGTTTAAATTCATAATTAACTCTAAATGAAAGACCCTGCTCTGAAATTTTATTTATCTTAAATAATCTTGCGGTTGGGTTTCCAACCTTCTTCCACTCATAAACATGATGAAGAGACTTTGGTCTTGTTCTTGCAAGTGCGTCTACATAGTTTCCAAAATCATCGTTTATCTGATCAAATATTGTTTTTGTGAAAGCATTTTGAAACTGCTTGCTGGATGTTAATTTTGCTATAACGTTAGCTTGATAATATATGTATGCGGATACTTGTGCCACAGTGCTATCTTTTAAAGTTCCGCCAGGGCCAGTTCCACCCATAAGTCTTTCTAGACCACTGGATGCTTGAATCAGTAGATTACTATTGTCCAATTTGCTGATTCTCCGATCTCTTCATAGATGAGTTATATGCAATAACTTTCCCAAATGGGTCTGTGACTGGAGTTGTTCCCATTACTTCAAATACTGTTGGAGTTTCTGTTGGAAAATTAATTTCGTGCCAAATTACATTTCCTTCGTTATCCCTTATGTTTGTAACCTTTTCCCTAACAGTTAATCTTTCAGAAGTTCTAACTTGTATAATCTGATCATTTATATACTTATTTGAAAAGATTTGCTTGTCACTAGATCTAGTTGTTGCTGAGTTGCTAATAACTCCTTTGGCATGACAATCTACAGTTCTATGATAATTCCATTCACGTTTGATTGCTCCAGTATCTGGATCTTGAATTTCAGACTGTCTATAAACGTCTAACTTCATAGACAAAACGGAGTCTATGATACTGTTCATTATAGTATCTCTACTTTAGTTGTTAGGACATAGTCTGCAAGCAAGGCGTCTGCGTATGCGTTTCCTGTTCCAGTATACACACTTCCATTATACTCAAAATCCCAGTCAAATGTTGAAATGTTTTTAATGTACTTATTTCTCCATACAATATCTTTCGAGAAATAATCTTTCATTAATTCTATAGCTGCTAGCTCAACATTATCAGGAACTTTTTCCCAACCAAATCTACCCTGTACTTTATATTCTACTCCAGATTTAAAAATATTATAACTATCATGAATGCTTGGCGGAACCATGCCATTTGCTACATATACAGTATTATCTAAAGCGCTAGATGAATTTACTTTAATTCCATATCCAGTTTCAGAAATTTGAATTGGATAATTCCAGCTATTTATATCATTAAATTTATCAAATATTAGAGTTCCACCTTCATACAACTCATGAAGATCATAAATTTTATCTGAAATCGGTAGCACGTTTGAGCCATACCCATATACTAAATCTACATCGTCATATAAATAAAATTTTTGACCAGTATAATCTTCGATAATTTTACGAGCATATTTTTCAGCTCTAATAAGATCTCTATAAGACCTATAGTTTGGATCTGAGGAGTCTGTGCTTATCCCCAAGCATCCGCATGCATTTGCAAAATCAACATATGGAGTTACGACAAAAACCTCCTGAGACCTGATTACGGCTGTAGAATCAACAGTATAATACCACTCTAGACGCAAGGTTCTGTTTCTGTTTGTATAGATGTACGGTACGTAAGCAGTATAAATTCCAGGATTGTTTTCATCTGCTACTGTTGAAATTGTTTGTAATGGAGTTGTAGGATTAATTAATGGATTAATAGCAGGGTCAACAGTAACGTCATATAGTTTTACTACTGGTAAATTATCGAGAACCGCTACTTCGCCGTTCCAAAATACCTGATGACTTACTGGTGACTGTGTATTAATTAATATCTCTGCCATATTATAGGCTTAGATTAGTTGTAGTACTCCTGGACTTCCTTTGGAGTTGCTAATCTAAAGCCCTCCTCCTTATCAAAAATTTCTTGAGCCTTGTCTTTATTCATTGCTACAAATGGGTGATCTTTTGTAAAAGTGTATCCCATAATATCATATCTAAAATTAGCTCTGGTCATTCTTACTAATACTGTGTCTGCTGGCTGCTCCGCCTTTGGATCAAACTTAGGTAATACCTCTACTGACATATCTTCTTCGTCTTCTTCCGTTTTCTCAATGGTCTTGTTATATACAGACCAAGTTACGCCCTCTTCTGCGAGTGCTGCAATGATATCGGCTTTATTTTTTAGGCCTTCGGTATCGACTGCAAAATCTTCTGCAATCTTTTTTAATTCAGATACTTTCAATGTCTCAAATGACATATATATCTCCCTATTCTACTCAAATCAATTATAGCATTACTAAATTAAAATGAAAAGCCCCCAAAAATTAATTTGGGGGCCTTTCTTACGGGTTAATTCCTAATTAGGAAGCTACCTTAACGTTCTTAACAACGACCCAAGCGTCTGCCTGCTCGATCTGAACACCAACACGAGTATACATTGTGTACTCAATTGAGTCCTTACGTGGCCAGAAGAAACGGTAAACAGTTACATCACGCTTGATACCAATAACAACGTTATTTGGGAATGTCAAGTGGATATCTCCGTGGTTACCTGTCTCACCTGTGTAGTCGCCATCCTGTGCTTCAGGAAGTAGTGGAACTTCAACAATCGGAATACCGAATGCGAATGGAGCCACATAACCTGCTGGACCACCTAGAGGCTGTACGCCTTGTCCACGAATTACGCTTGAAGCGATATCCTGTGGAATAGTCTGATTTGTTCCAATGCTGTTAGCATATAGGAAGTCTTGGATAAGGTTTGAACCTGCCAAGAAACGAAGGTCAGCACGGCGCTGCTTGTACTTACGTGGAAGTGCCTTGAGTGCTGAGTTGAATACTGCACGTGAAACGGCAGCTCCACCAGCATCAACAACGTGACCGTTTGCCTTTGCCTTCTTTACTACACCGTCAAATGACTTGTATAGTGCGTCTGATGTTAGAGAAGTGTCTCCGTTAAGGATTACGTCTTCAATATCGTTACCTGCCTGTGTTGCCATCATGCGGGCAATGTGATCTTCAAGATCAGCACCTTCAATATTATCTTCTAGAGACTCTGTTGAAAGCTCCCAATCTAGACGAAGCTTCTTTGTTGAAAGAGAAATCTTTGAGAATGTTACTGCTGCGTTTGCTGCTGTATCATCACCTTCAGTTGCGAGCTTCATAAGCTTCTCGCCTACTGACATACGATCAATCTCTGTTGTATCTGCTCTCATTCGGACAGTACGTGCGACCTTTCCAATTACGGTTGCGTCGAACATGTAGTCTAGGAAGCGGGCAGATTGTTCTGGATTTAGAAGTCCACCATTACCAGCTTCGCTAGCAACGTGTACTCCTGAACCACCAGTTGTTGAAGCAAATGTACCTGTGGCTGTTGTGCCTGTAGCAATTGCTTTTTCTAATGTTTCATTACTCATTTATATTTTCACCTACCTTTTTTAGTTAAAAATTTCATTCACGGAACCGAGGAAAGAACCGTTCCACTTTGATTTTTTGATTGTTACTTCCTGAGACCCGCCAAGGTCCGAGGACTTCTTAATTGCAGTCTCTGATTCTACTGCATCGACACGCTTTTCTACGCCATCAATCGTGTTCTTGATATCTTCTACAGCCTTTGAAAGTGCTGCATGCTGTTCTGCCAATTCTGAAATTCGGCCATCGACGCTCTTGCTGAATGTTTCAACTGTATCTTTAATAGCTGAAACTTGAGCAGCATTTGCTTCTGAAGCCTTGTTTAGTGTGTCTGAGAAAAAGCCTTTAAGATCGCCTAGCATCTTTGCAAAATCAGGTTCATCAACCATAACTTCTGATACGTCGGCTGCTTTTTCTAGAACTTCGGCAGAAGCGTCTGCTGCTGCATCTGCAGGAGCTTCTTCAACAGCTGGTGCTTCCTCTGCGGGAGCAACTGCTGCTGTGTCTTCTACGGCTGCTTCTGGTGCTACTGCATCTTCTGCAACTACGTTTTCTGTATTTTCTGACACTTCTTTACCTCCTTCTATGTCTGCCTGTTTTGCAATTTGTGTTTCAGGCATGGACAATCTTGACTTTTTGTGTAAATCAAGAATCTTATCTATTTCTTTTGCTTTGTTAACATCGTTTGATTCTACCCAACCGATTAGTGTTGCAGGCTTACCTGTAACTGGGGAATCATAAGACGATTCTGTTGATACAAATACTGAATCACTATCTTCACAGTAAAAAATATTTTCTGCTACAACCTCTGTTGCCATTCCTTTAAATACTAGCTGTCCGTTCATCTTCTGAACAGACAAGATGTTGCATAGTTCATTTGCTGGTGAGTCAACTACTGACAACTCCATCAATGAGTATTCTTTAATAAAGCGAACTGTTTTACCAGTTGACTTGTTAACTTCGTTTTCTGAATCTACAATCTTTCCGCCGATTGAGAATCCTGCTAGAGTTCCATCAAGAATCTTTTCCCAAGTATCTTGTGCACCCTTTGAAATGTATGCGTCTACATAAACTCCATTGTAAAATTCTTTTGTTGCTGGATCATAAAATGTTTCTGGCTTGAATGAAACCATCTTGCCAACTGCATTTGATCCGTGCATCTCACGAATATTGCCACGGAAATTTTCAAATGCTTTTAGGCTTGCTTCTGCTGAAACAACATCGCCTGTTTGATCTA